GGGAGTCGAACCCGCATGAGGGCGATTATAAGTCACCACCTTTTACCACTATCAGGCACCCGCCCGTAGATTAAGACCAACCCTTTATGGCGGGTTTCTCGCGCCCGTACCCGCCCGTGCGCCTGTACGCGCCCCCGCCCCCGTGCGCGTGACCATTGTCTTCATCGTCTTGGTCTTCGGCAGCGTTGCCTTGAATCAACTGCTGCTGAGATTCATCCACATCAAACAACTTCATCTTTGCACGGTCGATGCCAATCACGAACTTACGGTTCGTGGCGACATCGTTGTATCGATTCTTCAACTGCTTCACCATCACCTGTCCCAACTCGTCCAACTGCTCGGTTGCAATGAGTGCAAACATGAAGTCTGCGGTGGCAGGAAGACCGAATGATTCCGATGTATCCGTGAGTTCGACATCGGTGTTGCCAAAGCCCGAACGGTTGGTCTGTGTTGCAGTAAAGATCGGAACACCGATCTCCACAGCCAAGCCACGAAGTTCCTCGGCAATCGCCTTCACATAGGTGTACGAGTTGACATTCCCATTTGCCTTGAAGCGGGAGGATGCACAGATGTTGAGATAGTCAATGAAGATGACATCGGGCTTGAAGTTCTTCTTCAGTCGAAGTTCGTCCAACAGGTGACGAAAGTGGTTGACATTCGCAGATGCGGTTGGGTATTCCTTGATCAGGAGTTTTCCTGTGATGCCCATGGTCACCTTGGCTAGACGCTTGGCATAGATCTCCATCGGCAACTTCTTGAGATCGTCAAGCGTGATGTCCATCAGGTTGGCATCGATGCGTTCTGCGATCCGCTCCTCAGCCATCTCGCATGTGATGTATAGCACATTCTTGCTTTGGGTCAGGCAGTTGGCGGCATGGTGGCACATGAACAGGGACTTGCCCACACCAGTACCCGCTAGAATGACATTCAGAGTCTTGTCGGGCACCCCGCCGTTAGTGATCTTGTTGAAGTAGTCAAGGTCAAACGCCGTCTTCTTCTCCACGCGGTGGTAGAAGTCATAGCGTTTCTCTGCGTCTTCGATGAAGTCGTGTCCGATATGCTCATCGAAAGATACGCTGAGAGCCTTGGTCAGGATCTCGGGGATCGCGTTCTTTGAGCGACCCTTCGCCTTCTTCTCGTCTAGCAGTTCAACGGACTCCATGAGAGCGTTGTAGACAGCCTTGTCCTTGCAGAACTTCTCGGTCTGATCGACAAGCCATTGCTCATCAGGCTCCTCGCCCGACTTCTCCAAGCACTCCACCAACTTGACACACTCATCGAACTCGCCCTGAGACAGACCATCCTGCTGATTGAGGATGATCTTTAGGGCTTCGCGGGTGGGTGCGGTAGCATACTTCTCAATGAAATCAGATACCGTATTGAACAGCCGCTTCTCGCAGGGGTCATGAAAGTATTCCTGCTTGAGAAACGGCTGAACACGGCGTGTGAATTCAGGACGGTGAAGAAGGCTGCGAAGAATGATGAGTTCGATGTTGTCCGTCATGGATTCGGACATAGTACCACACTTTCAGCGAAATACAAGCCTCAGATCAACCAATTCATCAATGAAACCTTTGGAGACCAACCCAATAGTTCTTTTGCTTTTTGCCAGTTGCAAAGCGTATGTCTTGCCTCGCCTGACCGTGGGGGCAGGAATCGAATTGTTCCATCGTCACCCGCGATCACCTTGGCAATCTCAATCACGGAGTGGGAAGTTCCCGTACCGATGTTGATGATGTCACCATTGAACTTTTTGATTGAATTCGCAGCAGCGATGTTGGCAGACACAATGTCAGAGACATGGATGTAGTCCCGTGTCTGCATTCCATCTCCGACTACTGTGAGGGGGACACCCTCTGCCTTCTGTCGCTTGAACACAGCCACAACGGGGCAATACTGACCTTTGTTGGATTGTCCTTCTCCGTACACATTGAAGTAACGCAGAGAAACGGTGTCCATGTAATGAACGCCGTTATCGGTAACCAAAGGCTTACTGTAGAGTTTGCACAACTCCTCACACATCAACTTGCTTGTCGAATAGATGTTGAGGCAGTCAGTCTTGCCCATCTCATTCTGACTTCCGTACAAACCGAAAGAAGCATCGCCCATCCCATAGATTGCGGATGTCGATGAGAACACAAAGCGAGAGACCCCCGCCTTTCTCGCACAGTCCAGTACATTAAAAGTACCAGTAACATTAGAGTTGGAGGTCTTTTGTGGATTGGCAATGCAACGGGGAATACTAACTTCCGCTGCCATGTGAAAAACCATATCGACTTGTTCAAAGTCGGAAACTGTAAGGTCATTGATATCGCAGTTCATATTGACTGCGCGATCATCCCATTTGAATTTTTCGTGTCCCTCGGAACTTTCGTTATCGACACAGATAACGGTGTTTCCGTTGTCTAGCAGAGCCTTTACCAAATGAGAACCTATGAACCCTGCGCCGCCCGTCACCATGTACCGCATGTATTAGTCCTTTTTTAGATAAACCCAACAGCCCTCAGTTTCAGTCACGGGACGAACAGATTCATCTACTGCTCGTCTTACCGATTCACTCCAAGAGTAATCATGGCCTGCTAAGTATCCACCGACCTTTACCTTTGGCAACCATGCCGCAATGTCTTGTTTTACACAAGCATAATCGTGACACGCATCGATGAACACCACATCCAAAGAGTTGTCGCTATATGTTGCCGCAGCCTCAATGGAAGAGAGTCTAACGGCTTTTACAACCTTTGAAACAGGGGAGATGTTCGAACAGAACAATTGATAGAGAGTATTTGTCTTCACATAGGTGTCATTTTTGTGATACGACTCTGTTGACATTTCCGCCCATGTGTCTACTGCATCAACTGCGATGTCCTTCCCCGAGTTGATGATTTCTACCCCCAAGTAAGCAATGCTCTTTCCTTTCCAACAACCAACCTCAACGATTTTTGAACCATTGGGGAGTTGCTTCACGAACGAAGAGTATAGATTTGGGTATGTGAACCAGTTTTCCCCAAATTGGGGCTGTTGGTATATGTGTTCCATATAGAAGTGTTCCGTTCCCTATCAGATCGAATGATGAAGAACAGGTCGTGAACCAACTTCAGATGGCTTCATCCCGATCCATTGTGGGTTCGACAGAGACCACTTTACAACAGCCTCCATCGATTGACTGAGGTTCATCGGAAGATCCCAGCCCATTTCCTTCATCTTGCTTCCGTCCAATGCATATCGAAGGTCGTGCCCAGGTCTGCTGCTGTGGAAGTCAACCAACTCGTAGTTCAGCGGCTTGTCCATGATGTTTGCAATCATCTTTGCGAGAGAAAGATTGTCGATCTCTCGTTCGCCCACGATGTTGAACTTATCACCGTTCTTACCGTTCTTGAGGATGAAGTCTACAGCAGAGCAGACATTCTGAGCGTGAATGTAGAACCGACTTCCTGCAAGGGTGAGGCTCTTGTTGGCGTGAATGATGACCTTTTCGCCTTTGTAGATCTTGCGGATACAGGACGGAATGAACTTCTCTGGGTGCTGACGCTCACCAAAGATGTTCATGCAATGCGAGATTTTGATGGGCATCTTGTAAGTGTTTTCAAAGGCAAGACAGAGTTCTTCGCCGCCCGCCTTTGTAGCAGAGTATGGATTGCCCGACTGATACCGATCCCATTCCTTGTAGTTTACACCCTCGGGTGCTGGGCCAAACACTTCGTCTGTTGAGAAGTATACAAAGTTGTCGAGGTTGTCGAGGTGACGGGCATAGTTGAGGATATTGCAAGTGCCTACAACATTGTCCATGACAAACGACAGCGGGTCTTCGATGCTTCGATCCACATGGGATCCTGCGCCAATGTGAAGAACCGTATCAGGTTCGCCCAACAGGGAGCAAAGAATCTCGTTGTTGTACAACTCGGCACGGAGATCGTGCCATACGAACTTCACTCTGTTGCTGTTATTCTTCCAAGATGGAAGTTCGGTGAGACGATTGAGATTGCCCGACACATCCAATCTGTCAATGATGGTGATGTTTGCGTCCGTATTACGGAGCAAGTAATCGACCATATGATGACCAACGAATCCAACGCCACCCGTGATGAGAACATTCTTCATAGTGTAGACCTTTCGATTTGTCTGATTCTAACAGTACTTATGCTTGATGTCAAGCCCTAGTATTTTGCTTTCCGAACTTCTCTACACAATCGTAGATGTAATCGGAACAAACTCCAACAAAACCTGTTTGATTGTACGACATCACAGATTCCCGAGAGAGTAAAGGAATGATGCACTTGTCGTTCATTTGATTTTCCAAATCATGCGACCAAATCAGACCGTTGCTGATGAGGGTGTAGCGATCCGATTCATGGCAGAAGTAGTTTGTCCCTGGACAGTTTTTCATCAACCAAATCAGGGCTTGATACTCTTTGACATGAATCCAAAGATAATACCAACGCTTTCGTATCCACTCAGCAGAAACTGGGTAGTCAGGTGTGTCGTGTCCCAAATGAGGGACACCATCTTTCATGCGAAGATCAATCTCACAATGAAATCCCTTGCTTAGGCATTCCTCTATGTAAGCGGGTTCGTTTTCCCTTTGTGTATTGACTCCGTCAAGATTTCCACGGTGCGAAATGAAGATCATCTGATTACCGTCTCCTTTAGTAGATCTTGCTTTGCTGCAAGATGGTATTTCTTCCAATAGTCAAATGCCGCAGCAGCGTCTGTTGCTGTCTTACATTGACCCCCATTCAGGATAGTCACCCATGCCTCAAAATTCTGTACCTCTTCGGGGGTTCCAAAAACGGTGACGAATGGGGTGTCGTAGTACCCCACTTTCAATCCATCACGGACAAGAAGATTGTAGACGAGCGTAACATAGAACTCGCCGTTGTACTGGATATTCTCCTTGACTGCTTGGTCGAAGTATTTCTTGATGTAAGAACCCTTCTTGAAGTAGTAGACCCCCGTAGAAGCATGCTCATTTAGCGGGTTGTTTGTGTAGCAAGCCTTCTCCTTGATCTCGTCAAGCACCCCATCAGAACCTTTGACGAACGCCATCTTGGTGTGTGCCAAGGTGTGGGGGTGAAACCCAGTATGAGTGAGAACACAGCCATCGAAATCACCATTCGTCATCTTTGCATGGAAATCATCCCGATTCCACAGATGAGGGTTGTCACAATACGAAATAATGACCTCCTCATCATCGTCAATCATGTCATAGACTGTTTGCACCGTGTATACGGGGCCCAACTTGTGTTGTGGCATCGAAACGATTGTTGCGTTTGGCACCAGTTCCTCAAGAACACTCCTCATGTTTGTCGTTTCTAAATGCACAGAGTTGCAGATGAAGACGAACTCGTCATTCTTGCGGTCGAACATATCCAAGATGTATTCGATTATTCGCTTGCCATTTACTTTGATGAGTGGCTTGGGGTCTTTATACCCCCGCTCAACAAATCGATTGCCAGTACCCGCCATAGGAATCACAATCTTCATACTAAAGCCTTCCTGTATTTCTCTGACTGCATGTTGTTTAACTGCTGCACTTCAGAACTATCCAAAAACTTGGGGTTCAGACAGGCACCCATCATCAACCGAAGTATGTAGTTGTTCGTCTCTCCCATCTCATCGGGAAGAACAGCGGCATCGGGGAAAAGCGGGGCATGTGCGATAGCGTCCTCAATATCAACAAACGATTCGACATGATTGCCTAACCATTTCTTGCATCGACGGTTGATGTCTTCCGTCATGACCATCGCACTCTCTGCTGTTTTCGCACTCACGATTAGTCCGTGGTTCTCTAAGAAGATCACTCCACGAAGATCTCTGATCCTATTCGTGAGTCTCGCACCTGGGGTGGTGTATTCTACGAACTCATATGAGAGATCCTGAAATAGACCTCGAACGATAGCCCGTGCCTCTTTGCTACAAAGAATGACATTCAAATGGATTGGGTGAGTATGTACAACAACTTGATCGGAAATGGATGCATGAAACCCTGTTTCCATAGAGGGTCTTTGCGTACCCGCGATCTTTGATTGGTTGATGAACTGGTTGTATTCATCCTCTCTTTCGAAGCGAGGTATTGACTCACCATCGATGTTGCATAGGCAGAATCCATGATGGAGATTAATGTCTGCCATGTTCGATCCTGATGCTTTGATGATCAACCCGCTATTGGACTTTACGGATACATTCCCGCCCCTGCCTTGTGTCAGAGATGGCTCAAGAGACAGCCATTTACAGATATCCATGAACTCAGTCAGGCTTTCGTAGAAGCCCTTCACTTTAGACATTAGCGATTCGCCAGTTCCCGTGACAGAGACATACTCTAAAGAGATGTCCCCGTCTTTTGACTTGGTGAACTTTACGATGATGTCTGCGCGGTTCTTTTGTGGGGTAATATAGATCTCTTCATCGCGCTTGCGTCTTCGCATTGTGTCTAAGACTTGCGACTCGGTATATCCCCTCTTCTTGGTGTCGCGTTTGACTTTCCACTCGGTCTTGAGTGCATGATCAGTATCAACGAATATCTTGATGTCTGCCAATGACATAGTGGGATCATGATAAAGAGCATGAAGACCCTCATAGACAATGTACTTTTTGGGTTCTATTGTGATCGCAGGGTCAAACTTCCCTGTATCGTGATTATAGATCCTTCGACTGACGGGTCTCTGCTGCTTCAGGGAAACGATATGATCGTATCCCATCTCCAAATCATTCGCCTCGGGGTTCAAGTGAGTCAAGTTGTTCCAAACTGGATCACTTCTTTCCCACTTATGCAGATCATCACCACTAACAAGCACAGTATCGCTATCTCCCAATACAGATCGGATGAGATGTGCGATGGTGGTTTTTCCAACGCCCGAACTACCAGAAATACAAATGTTCATGGATACATCTTTGCTTCGGTGAGTAGTTGCAGCAACGCCTTTTCGTGTGGTTCATACGGGAGTGGGCAATGTATCTCAACCAACATCCCATCCTGAAGTCTATTGGGGCATCTACGGTCGGCATCATGTCTAAACCGCACTCCATCCCAAACAGGGGGATAGTAGTTTGGGTTATACGCATGTTGATACTTCGCCTCAAGCCGTTGGAATTGCGCCAAATACTCTCGCACAAACATTCCTTGGAAGTTTTTGGGTCGGAAGTAATCCCATACCTTTTCCGATGTGTAGTGTTCTTCAGCCATCCAATGGTCTCCCCTCTGTTCGCGCATGTGCGGGGGATCGCCTTCGCGGATGTCCTTGTATTTTCCTGAGTCTATGATTTCTTTCTTCAGGAATGTTGAGTAATCCTCATAGTCAGCGAAGAATAGTTGCTTCAGAACTTTGCCTTTGGCGCAATGATAATGCCCTGGGAGGTCGTAACCGCCCATCTTTAATGCACCTTTTTCGAAATATGTTTTGGGATTTAGTCCCATCTCCCTACCAATGATGGAGTAATTCAAGTGGCAGTATGAATCATCGGGGATCGATTCCATGCCTGCAAGGAAATACTCTTTCTGTAGTGGGATAAGATCGATGTCACCGATGAGCCATGTAGTCTCAGGTTCAAGGTGAGGATACCAAAATCTGCTGAATTGCAGTTGAAGAACAGAAGGAACTGTCGGGTCGGGCTTAAGTTCTACTACCTCGCCGTATTCTTCCGACATACCACACTTCCGCTTATCTCCATACAGGAAGCAGACGGGATGGATGCCCAACTTGGTTTTCCACACCCTAGATTGGATGTTCCAAAATGGGCTGAACAATTCAGAGCAGGGGAATGCAATCTTGTCGATCTTCATGTGTTATCCTTAATGTAAATCGCCTCGCCCGAACCCGAATAGGAAATCCAAGTCTCTTTTCTGTTCAGGTTATACCTATTGAGTTGGTAGTCTAGGTAATTCATGTGTGTGTTCTCATGGTAGAGATCCTGTACGCTTACCTCAGAATACACAACATCCATGCGCTTCAGCGTTTCAGTCGCTCCTAGAACAATCTTTCCCTCGTACCCCTGCGCGTCTAATACCATGCAGGAAAAATCATTCATTGAAAGAGCAAACTCATTGGTTTCAAACCAATCGTCCAATCTTTTTACAGAAACAGACTCCTCACCAACAAACTTTACATCGGGATGTGCTACCAAATGATGACTTGGTTTTAGAATCGAAGACGATTCAAAGTTGTCGGCAACATTCATCACAAGAGTTTCGTTGGTAGAACCCAAAGCGCAGTTGACTTTGTAAACGCCTTCACACACGGGAATTTTTCCAAACGGCTCGGTCAGCGGTTCGAACAGAAGTATCTTCGCAAAGCCAAGTTCTTTGTAAAAGCCTATTTCTTCACCAATATGGGCACCAACATGAATAATACCGTCTCTCTTTGTCTTGCCATACTTTGCCAACAGTTTTTTGAAGTCCATATGAAGCATGAGTTATCCAATCAGATTGAGTTGATGTTGTCTCTGTACCACTTCTCTGCGGGATAGTATGAAAGAGTCTCCACACCGACACGCCTCTGTGCGGGGCGACCATAGAGACCCACATGAACAGGTCGAGCAGGATCGGGAGTCTGTGGAAACTCGTACATGTGGTTGAGTATGAGGTTTCGATTGAAAGCAGAGTATTTCCCACCACCCTCGTTGTGCTTAATCATGTTCTCGGCGTTTGTTGGTGCCATGTCAATACAGTTATGAATTTTGTTCGTCATATAGCACGGAAGTGAACGCTGCTTTTTAACTTCCCACCTCCAAAGCCAATCACCATCTTCCTCACCAAACCCCAAGAGCCGTTCATCGAAGTATCCCACATCGAAGAGATCCTGACGATTGACGCTGAAGTGAGAAAAACTGTAGTTGATTCGGAATGATTCGTTCTTTGATTCGCGCAGCATTCCCTCATAGTCATCAAAGAACCCGCTAGCAAGAATCACATCATCGTTCAGATTGAGGATGTAATCTGTGTTCGTGAAGTTGAAACAACTATTCCACATGAAAGAACAACCACGAACGATTGGGGACATGATGAGATATGTGCGAGGACACAGAGAGCAGAATCGCATAATCTCCTTGCGATACTCCTGATCGAATCCTTTCTTGTGCTGTCCATTGACAAATACAACCTTGTCAACATCAGGACGCATCGCACAAATAGAGTTCATCAAAGGCTTGAAATACTTGTCGAGCCTGTATACAAATGTCGATATCGCAATGCTGTATGTCGGTGTGTTCATGTCAAAGTCTCCTTGATATATCACATTCGCGGCAGTTCATCCAATGCAAATTTGGTAAGTTTCACGGCTGATAGGGCTAGCCAACATCCATAGTACCGTTCCATTAAACCGCCCGCAATACGGTGCTTTCTAGCAATGTCGTATTGATTTAGGTCGTTCTTCTCCGCAGCCCAAACACAGAATTCCATCATCTTCATGAAGTTCTCTGTGGTGATTACAAATGATGAGCAGAGTGCAATTGTCTCGTTGTTCTGCAAAAAGTCTTTGTAAGTGTGATTGGTGCCGTAGAACTCATTGTAGTCGGAGATCATCTGCAAATAGCAGATTGGATCTCCACGCAACTTCTGTGGATCTGATGGATCCATTGCGATGTGATTCTGCGAAACTTCCATCTTTAGGTTTATTGGGGCAAAGCAGATTGCTGCCGAGTTGTCAATTTGACCCAAGTTCTCTTGTAGAAAGTCTAATAGATCGATGCCAGTTCTAGCCCTAATCGTGTGATCGTATTGAATGAAGCCTACCCACTTGCTGTCACCAATGTAACTTGGGCGTTCCTTTAGGCTTTTGTACAACGAGATCAGAAATTCTGATTCTGCCCAATGTTTCCCCCGTCTATCAACTACTGGCATTTTCGTATGTTCGATCACACCTTCCAAGATCTTGGGTGAAGAAACGCGAATAGGGTGTTCCCCGACCTTTGCATAAATGAATGCATTCTCTTTGCCACGATACTGATCTTCGTGGAGACTGGAATGGAAGATGACAAACAAGGAGCAGTTCATGCTACCTCTACGGGCTTGTTTGGATTGTTGGGAATAAGAGGAGCAGATGTCTCCTTCGATGACCAACGATAGATGTGAAGAATTTTGTCAATCTTGTGTGAACTCTTGACACTAGGGATCGCCTTCTCTACAAAGATTGCGTCTTCTCCTGAAAAGGAGTCACCGAATGGGAATTTCTTCGCAAACTCTGTTCTCCAAGCACACCAATGCCAAGGCGGTCTTACGCATGGAATGTAGTTGCCATTTGCGTCCTTTGGAGTTCTAGGAAGTTGGTCAAACGGAAACATCTTTGCCTTCACATCGGTGCTGATTAGAAACGATGTACCATCGATAATGGCTTCTTGGTCGTAATGAATGACATCTACTCCATCATTGGCTTGGATCGCTTTTGTTACTTCGTCCACATAGTTTGGAGTCACATCATCGTCATCGTCAATGATTGCACAGTACTTTCCCTGTGCCAATCGGTGCAGCATGTGTCTCTTCTTGCCAATTGTCATGCTCTTGTTGTCGAGAATTGAAACGATCTCTACATCTTTCCGAGAACCAATTTGGCTTTGGAGACGAGAGAACATCGGCTCAAGATTCATACGAATACGAGATGGAATAGATGGAATTGCGATTGTTAGTAGAATGTTGCTCATCGTGTCACCTGATTGTTGTGGGTTTCCTCAAAAGTCTTGCTGCACTTGTAGTTGTAGATCACACCTTCGATCCACTCTTCCTTCTTGAGGAAGTGTCGAATGCCCATACTGAATGAGCGGTCTTCTCCGCTGTTCCATGGCGGGAACCCGACCTGTACGGCAATCGCCCTGCGGACGGCGTTCAGGTGGTTTGGTGGTCGATAGTAGACCTTGCCCTCATGATCATCGATCCATTGGGTATACCGCAAAGAGTGAATGAAGGGGCGGCTATAGCCGTCTGAGAAGACGATCTCGCCTGTGAGCGACGAGCAGTCGGGGTTCTTGGTCAAGGCATTCAGAACCTTTTCGATGTAGTCGGGGCTGACCATGTCATCATCATCCACAAAAGAAACATACTCGCCCGTGGATTGGGTGAGCAGCATGTTACGCTTCTGACCGATGGTCATCTGCCTGTTGTCGGACAGAGATAGCACCTCAACATTACGCTTGCCAATCTGACTCGCCAGTTCGGCTTTCAGTTGTTCAAGTTTGGGCTTCCGTTCCTCAAGGCTTGGAATGAGGATGGAGAGTTTATGCATTGGTCGCCAAGACATTCTTGATCTCCTCAGGGTTCAAATCAAAGTTCTTTGCAAGACGCTCATGGTAGAGCGGCTGATCATGGGCATACATCTCAGGAGACTCGTTACGGGCATGCAGGGCATCAGGTGTCGTAGCCCCGACCCATTGATGCTGAATGATGACATGGTCGATGAACACAACCTTGCCAAGCATCTTTGCAACATCCGTGAACTCGTTGTCACAGAACACAGACTTATAGCCTGGGTAGTACAGGTAACCAAAGCGTTCGAAATACTTGCGACCCAAGATCGAAAGGGTGATCAACTTGTTGCCTCCTGAGAAGCCATCGTTGAACCAAAGAACCCCATCCGTATCGGGGAAGAACTTCGCCATAGCCCGTGCAATCACATCGTCGTAGCCGCCATGAACGGGGATCATGTCATCGGACGCAAGCAGAATGACATCGGGATTCAGGCGACGAACGACATCCAAGTCAGCATTAACGGCTGAGATCTTGCCCGTAGACTTGCCACAGACAGGATGAATTCGACCTTCCAGTTGTGAGTTTAGGCGATTGAACAGAGACCACATGTTGTCATTGTTCATGCTCGGATCGTCATAATCAAATGACACAACGAAATGTACCTCATGCATCCCCGAAAGGAAGTTGATGTACTTGTCTAATACGGACACAAACTTCTGCGGTCGCCCCCGCGTGGGGAACTTAATCACCATTCTCATTCTCGTCTCCTTCTCCATCATCGATGAACTCAACTACGGCATTGCCCGAATAGTCGGCGGCGTACTGCTTTGCACGGCTGTACAGAGACTCATCGACCTCGCGGACATACTTGATGAAGTTGAGGGCGAAGTTCTGAATCGCCTCGTCAACCAACTGCTGCTCTTCTTCGGTCATCTCCTCGGTATCGTCTTCCTCAGACTGATGCTCGTCGCCGTAGTCACGGTCATCATGACCGACATCAATACCGCACTCTTCACCAAGTTCTTCTAGTGAGCAGCGAAAGACCATTGCAGGAGTTGTCTCTCCGAAGTACGCACCTAGGGTGTTCACCTCAAGCCATTCAACAGCCTCGTCTTCTTCCATGCCGTCACGATCCATGAGGATCTGCATGCAACGACCATAGTCATAGACTGCAATCGGCACGGTCTGCCCGTGGCGACGAAGCACACCCATGAACGCTCTGTCAAAGCCGTCGAACAGGATTGGCTTGGGATCACTCTGCACTTTCCACCTCCTCGTCCTGACCGTACTTGAACTCCTTGGCAGCAGCCTCTTCAAGAACCTTCAGGACATCCTCGGTGAACCACTTGACGGGATCCTTGTTGATCTTGGACTCAAAGTCCGACTTGCCATCGGGGAATTGAACCTTGTTTGCAACCTTCTTGAAGACACCGTGCTTGATACCAAGGTCGATCAGACCGTAGTAGCGATCAAGACCGCTGTCGAAGTTCAGAAGAACATCGATGACACGATTCTCCTTTGTCAGGCGGCTCTTGTATGTCTTGCAATGAATGATGTTGCCGATAACCTCGCCGTCCCCGTCCTTATGCTTCTTCTTGGACAGGTAGATGATGGTGGACGCAGCGTACTTGAGACCGCTGCCGCCGCCCATCTCCTTGGTCGGGACATATGCACCCACAACATCGTAGGTGTGATTGGTCACGATCATCGGAATGTTATGCTTGCCCAACTTGAGAGTCACGGTACGGAAGACGGACTTGATGACCTGACTGCGAGTCATGTCGCGGACTTCCTTGCCCTCCGTGCTATCGTTCATTTCCTTTGAGGTAGACAACATGCCAAGGGAGTCAAGCACGATCATCATCGGCTTCTGCTCTGCCTTGTCCAACTTGCCGTAGTTCTCAAGGATCTGAAGAACCTGATAGCGGAACTGCTCCACCGTGGCAACAGGGAAGACGGCAACACGGTTCTTGTCCAATCCACGATCAGAGATCATGCTGCTCGTCACAGCCTGTTCCGAATCGAAGTAGAGGATAGCCCCGTCCTTGTTGTCCTTGAGAAACTGTGCCGCGATGCCCAAGGCAAAGTAAGTCTTGCCCGTGGCAGACTCACCCGCGATGCCTAGGATCTTGTTGTCGGGGATTCCACCCTTCAGACTGCCCGATACAAGGGCGTTGAAGGAGTAGGAGCCTGTATCGATGAAGCCGCCAACATCGGCTTCCAAACCATCGTTTGCGATAGAGGCGTATTCGTTGCCGCTGCTCTTAACAAGTGTCTTCAGAAAGTTCATTGTGTATACCTCACTAGAGTGATTTAGGTGATCTTACACCAAGCCATCGGGCTTGTCAAAGGGATCCGAGCCATATTTGCAAACCTTCTCAAAGGTTTCGTATGCGTAGCCTACTTCGTTCAAAGTCTTTAGGACTTGCTCCAACTCCTCCCGCGTGGTGTGCGCGTGTGCGTGGGTGCCCGTGTGCGCGTCCGCGCCCGTGAGACGAATATCATGCAGGACGATGCTGATGCCCCTACGAGCCTCTGCGGTCTCGCGCAGACCCTCTAGGACGCGCTCCATGGCACCGCTGCGGATCAGGGCTTCCCGTGGAGCCTCCTCCTTACCGAGCCTGTTCGGGCTGAAGAACATCCTCTCGCCCGAATAGAAATGGCTCTCGTTGCCTGGTCGAACATAGCAAAAGAAAGGACTGACGGCAGAGTAAAGAGTCTCATCGAAGTGAGAGTATGGAAAGGCAAAATGGGTCGGCTTGAATCCTGCACCCGCCATGTCTTCCATTGCGGGAAGAACCTCATCATCGATGTAGCGGTCAATGTCATATCGACGGACATATACCAATGCATCCTTATGACTCTTGCTGTGACATCCGATGACATGTCCGTCCTCCCGCAGTTCCTTCAGCATTTGAATCTCGTTCACCTCCAACAGATGAAACGAATCGATATAGAACACAGCCTTTGCACCGTACTTGTTGAAGAGATCGCGGCATGCATACCAGTTCGACACCGAATGGTCATCGAACGAAAGGTGTACATGGGGGTACTTTACTTTCTCTTCGGTGAGGAACGAGTGGAATGGTTGTGCCATATGCCGTATTTATGGTCAGGCAAACAGACCTTCCAACGACCCTTCTTCCTTCACCTTCCACCCGATGCAGTTGAGGATGTTGGAGAGCGGTTCGATGAAAGCCTTCTCAAACTGCGTCTCCTTGTCGATGAACGCATCGATACCAAACTCCTCGGGGAAGGTGGCGGGGAAAGACAACACTTTCTCTCGCACGGGATTGGGCACCTTCAGTTCGACATACTTGATCTTCTCGCCGTTGCGGATCAGGGTATACTTCTTGGACAGCCCCATCTTCTTGATCCAATGGTTATAGACCAACGAACCCTTGACATGCATGGGTGTGCCCTTCTTGTAGATGCTTGCGGCATCGGCATAGTCATCCAAGCCGTTGCAGCCACGGGGGAACGCGATGTCGTAGACAGGAAGCCCCGCAAACTCGTCGTGGAACCTCTCAACGAAAGAGTGCAATGCACCTTCATCAGCGGTCAGGATCAACTTGATCGCCTCCTTGAGCCGTGTACGGACGATCTGCGGTGTGGACGAACGGGCGGTTTCGATGCCCATGATCTTCAGGTCGGGATCGTCCATGTAGACATTGTCCTCTCCCAACTGCACGGCAAGCATGTACCGCTTCTTGGCGACGAATACTCCCTTTGATGCGATGGCTTCGCGCTTCATCGACATGCGATTGGCATATGCATTCATTCGCTGCGCCAACTGCTCGTACCACTTGTTGATCTTCGGGGAGATCACATCGTTGCAGAACTTGTCCACCATCTCGGTGGTCTTCTTCTTGTCCTTCTTCGGGAACGCCGTCTTGACAAGAGGCCCGAGCCGCAGATAGACGGAGTCGGTGTCAACGGCGATGACATAGTCCTCGCCCTCCGTGCCGCAAGCCTTGTTGAGGAAGCGGTTCAGATTGTCCTCTGCCCAACGAATCGACAACTGCCCCGATACCGTGATCGCCTCTGCCATGCTGAGATTGTAATAGCGGCAGTATTGGTTGCCCAAGGCACCGAACGCGCTGTTCAACTGCACCTTACGCACCAACTGGAAGTTGTGATACTTCGACACTTCCTTCTTCTTGGTGGCGACCGTGGCGGGGTCAGCCTTGGTGCCCTCTGTCTTGATCCACCCCTTCGCCTCAAGCATTCGCCGCTTGTACTCCTTGCGTTGGGCGTACATGGTGTCCATGAGTTCAGGGAGGAAGCCACGGATGTCCCTGCGGTACATGGTGCCGTTCGCAGCCACGCAGATGTCCTTCTCCTTCGACATGGACAGGAATCCCTCTAGAGAGGGGTCTTGCCCTGAGATCAGGGAGTCCACGGAGACGGCGGGGATCCTGTCGGAGAGAATCGTCTCGGGTGACAAGTTGTACTGCATGATCAGGTGGGGGTAAAGCGAGTCAAGGTCGAAGGAGACCACCCACTCATGTTCACCGATGATCGGGGGCTTGACATATGCACCTTCGAACTGGTTGTCCTTGTCGTTGCCCGTCTTTGGCGGGATCGCCACCTTCTTGGTGCGAAGATGGTTGTAGATGATGCTGTCCCACATGCGTACCTGTGAGAAGACATCCCCGAAGTTTCCTCTCGCGCTGTAGGCAAGAGCCTGTGCAAGTTCGATCAGGCGCAACTTGTCTTCCAACTTGCAGACAAGCAGGGTGTCCTTGATGTTGTACTCCATGAACCGTTGGAAGTCCTTGCGGTACAACTCGGTCAGGGTGCCGACATCGGAGTAGTCCATCTTGCTCTCGCCCAACTCCACGGAAGCGATGTGCTGCAACTTGTAGGACTCGGGGGTCACGAAGGTGAACTTCTTGTACAAGTCCATGTAGTCAAGCACGGTGATCCCTGAGAAGTCATACACCATGTTCTTGCGATCCATGACATACACCTCGCGGGAGCGATACTCACCCCACGGGGACAGTCGCTTTGCCGACTTGCCACCAAGCACCCGTTCGATGCGGCGGCACAGATAGGGCATGTCAAACATGTTGACATTCCACCCCGTCACGATGTCGCAGTCCAAGGATTCCCATGTGTCCAAGAAGCCATGGAGCAACTGTGCCTCATCGACATAGCGATGTGCAGTCACGCCTTCGGGAGCCGTGAAGTCGCCCAAGCCGAAAGCATGGATTTCGTTGCCCTGTGCGATGGTGATCGCGTTTACCTTCTCGGTTGCCTCCTCGGGAGTGGCAAACCCGTTCTCGCTCTCCACCTCAATGTCGATGTACGCCACTCGGATCAGAGTGGGGTCGTACTCCAGTTCGCCCTCGCTGCCGTAGTTCTCGGCAATGAACTGGTACTGCGATTCGATGTCGCCGTAGACGGTGAAGCCTTCGACATCCTGATACTTCTTGATGAACTCCCGCGCTTCGAACATGTTTTCAAAATCAACGGGATCCACCCTGTTGCCGTCGATGGTGTGCCACGATGTTGGCTTCACCTTCTTGGTCGGGACGAACAGGGTGGGGCGAAAGGTCAGCGACTCATGCACACGCTTGCCGTGCTTGTCATAGCCACGGTGCAGGAGTCTGCCGCCCTTTGTAACGACATTGGTGTAGAAGGGAGTCATTCCATCAAATCCTCTAGGGTTGACTTGGTCGGAAGGGAGAGTTTGATCTGCTGATCATCGATCCGAATCTCGTCAACTGAAATACCCAAGCCCTCTGCGAGTTGATGGACGAACTCCCATGCTCGTTCGGGACTAACTCTGTCATGATAGAGCATGAAGTGTTCATATGCAAGATCAATCGCTTCAGGAAGGAGTTTGGCTTGTTTTGACTCGTTCTCTTTTCCATCTAGTATTCTCAGATTGATTGGGTGGTGAATGCCACCATGAGCAATTGGAAGAATGTGATCAATGTGATATTCTCTTCCTGTTTCCTTTTGGAGTTCTAGGCGAGTTTGCTCCATCAAGAACAGTTTCTTCTGTTCGCTGACAGTCAAACGAACAGACGCATTTTTCTTTTTGCATCTTCGTCTTCTGTTTCTTTCGATTACATGTTCACGATTTCGTTCTACCCAAGCCTTATCTGTCGCTGCTGTTCTTTCACGATTTCGTTCTCTCCAAGCCTTTATTGTTAGCAATCGTCGTTCGCGGTTGCGTTCTACCCAAGCCTTATCTGTTGCTGCTTTTCGTTCACGATTTCGTTCTCCCCAAGCCTTTACTGTTAGCAATCGTCGTTCGCGGTTGCGTTCATACCAAGCATTACATTCTGCACGAACTCGTTCACGATTGCGTTCGCGCCAAGCCTTGACTGTCGCCTTTTGTTTTTCTTTGTCCTTGTATGCCATCCTCACCGCTCCACGGCGAGGATGTTGTCCTGATGAACAATGTCAAACCCGCCATAGGCATTGCCTCTGCCCTTGGTGATGTCCCACAGCACCTTGTCGCCTACCTGAATGTCTTCGGTGACCTTCTCGCCCACGCTGATCACCTCGCTCCAAATGTTCGGGTTGGTGATCTTTTCCGTGTAGATGATGCCCGACTCGCTCTTCTTTTCCTTGCCCAAGCCGATGGTCTTTACCGCCACCCATTTGCCAATAGTCTTCATGTCACTCTCCTCTTTGTTTAGGGTACGGTAGTACCTTGTTACGGGCTTCGAACTCTCTGCGGAGTTTCTTCGTCTCAGCCTTGGTTGCACCAAGTACATATGCATACTTGTGCTTGGATGGGAATTGAATACTCTGCGCTTGCGATTGCTTTAGTTTGCTATGCGCTCGGAGAGCCTTCTCAACATGAGCAGGAATATTCTCCCACAGCATCTTCTGATCGTTGTTCCAACTCTTATCCCATTCGATGCCCAACTCCTTGGCATACTTCTTGTATGCGCTGCGGACACGAAAAAACCTATCGGAGACGATGCGTCCCGTGTAGGGATTGATATACCGAGTGGTCGTGCCCGCATTCTGTCCCAAGTAGTAGAAGTTGCAAGCCTGATAGATGGTGCCGATCTCCTTGGCGGTAGGATCGGAGTAGGCGGTGAACAGACGATACTGTGTGTTCTTGACCATCCATTGGATCGACCACATGAGGAATGCGCTTGCGAGGTTCTTTGGACTCCATGAGATACAAGCACCACGGCTGATCAGCCGCTCCATGTCTCGCGTTTCTTCCCCAAGCAACTTGGAGAATGCATTCGGCATGTTCATGAGTGTCACACCCGCGAGGATGTCTCTGCCCACGATGCCTTGGTTAGGATCGTGATAGTATACACCGAACCAATGGGTAGTGAACTGTGATAGGTTTCCTAGCCACTCATGGCGTTCGATGAACTTGGTTGCCTCTCGCCGCTCTTTTTCGGTGGTCAGGGGCTTGAAGTAAAAGTCATTGACGGTCAGCGTCTTGATGCGCTCGGGGTCGATGCCACTCTCCACAATGTCCTGTGGAAGATTTTTTACGCGGATGTCATACTGCCAACAATGATCCTTGTCGTAGTTCTTCGCCCGTTCGATGATGTCTATTGCAGATCGTTTCATTTTTTGCCGATGTATTCATGAGAGTAGCAGAAACGGTGGGCATGTTTCATCTTGTAGCCCTCCTCATATGTGCTTCTGCCCTTGCTGTAGTCCTCGCGTGTGCGCTCGTTCTTGCTCGTAGGCTTCCACAGGAGAGACCGATTCCTGTACTCGCCCATGCGCGGGTGTGCGGTCTTGGAGAAGTACCGACAGCCCTGCCCGACGAAGATCTCTGCCGTGGCATCGGAGATACGCACACCCAAGCCAAGCCCTTGATAGTCGGGCAACACAACCGTCCTGTGACCACGCCATGCGTTCTTCAGGTTGCCGTTGGGGAATGAAAGGGCAGCGGAGAATCCGACAGGGGTGCCGTCCCAAACGGCGATCCAACATCTTGCACCTTTATTGATGTTTCCGTCGAGATAGTGATGGTTGCGGAACATTGCCCACGCTTCGGTGGAGCAAGGAAGCATCTCCAAGACAATCTCAGGTCGCCTTTCAGACCCCCTTGCGGTCAACTTGCCGCTGCTAGTGTCGAACACCCAATCAGGACGAAGCCATTCGATGATGTCATAATGGCACGAAGCAAACACCAATCCCTTGATGTTCTTCTGATCGACATAGCGGCGAATAGAGTTGGCACATGACTTGGCGACATTCCTATCCACCACGGAGGTGAACTCATCGATCACGGCTCCGTCCCGCAGCCGTCTAGCCAAGTCTGCACGGAACTTCTCGCCCGTGGACAGGACATGATACGGGCGCATCCACGCGGGAATGGAGTTGAACCCGACCGCAGACAGCCGCTCACGGGCATCGACGGCGTTGTTGAAGTGAGAGCAGACAGCCAACTCAGGATCCCATGTTATGGTCTCCTCGCTACCAAACTGCTTGAGGATGGTTGACTTGCCCGTTCCCGATGGGCCTACGATGAGACCGATGCCAAACCCCTCGGGTGGAGTGGGCATGGTTGGTGGAACAAAGGTGCTTGTCCCCGTGAAGGGATAGTCGAAAGCCGATGACAGTTCCTTGACCGTCTCATCAACCTTGACCTTGCTCACCAGTTCAACTTGCTTCGGCTCATCAAATAGACTCATGATTCATGCCACTTCTTAAGAATCCAACTGGAGGAGTTCTTCTTGTCCTCCCCGCCGACACCGAAGACGAACGAAAGGTTCGGATCATCGATGTCCATCTCGGGGATGTTCTCCTTCGTCCGATCACCCCCATTTGCAAACACGATGTGTGCATCAGGGTACAACTGACGAACGGTAATGATAGCAGCCTTCGCGCTGTTGTCATCATCATTGAAGGCAACAATGTCATCCACCACGCAAAGAGAGGATACGATTGTTGCTCGTTCGTGCAGGGGCATGAATGGCTTTCCCTTCTTTCGGGTCAGCCAATCGTCTGTGTTCAAACCTACGACAAGGCGGTCGCCAAGTTTTCGCGCCGCCTTGAAGTATGCAATGTGTCCGCTGTGGAGGGGATCGAACCCTCCCGTCACCAATACGACTTTCATTCGAGTTCCTTTTTGATCTTGTTCCAATACTTCGTGGTATTGTCCCACGCCTTCTTGTCCTTTGCCTTCTTGCTGTGCTGCTTCTTCAGGATGTTGCACCCGCCGTTGTGAATTCTTGCAAGTTGCTCAACAGTTGCATTGGCGGGTGCGTATCGCTTGAGGTAGGCACGGACAACTCGCTCGGCGTACTCAGGATCGAAGCAGTCCTTATAGGAACCACCAAGGGTCTTGTCAAAGTCAACTGCATCCTGCCAGTAGGCCCGATGGATTTGGTAGATACCAATCGCATCGCCTCCGTCCCCAACAGCCTTCGGATCGTTGCGCGACTCCACAAGTGCCAATGCAGGAAGCAGTCTGTCGATGTTGCTTCCGATGTCCGCATTAGCAAGTCTGCACGGGAGCAGGAGGGTCGTAAAGAGGATGACCGACAAGAGGATTCGACGGGACTGAGTCATGCTTCTGCTCCTTCTTAGACTGAAGGTATGAATAGAAGAGGACTGAGTAGTTGATCAGATCAAGACAAGTGTCCTCTACAGACTCGTCCTTGACTTCAAGGGTACCCGATTCAACAAAGGATGACAAGCGTGACATCTTGTCTGTCATGCGGACAAGCATTCCCGCTTCGGTTTGGCAGATGCCCATGGCTTCACATCGGGTGAAGTTGGCAAACGGTTCATCACCGCCCTTTCCTGCGTAGTCGGCGTTCTTGCGCTGCATCAGGGAAAACGCCTTGTTGCATAGTGCCTTGTGGTGGGCAAGCAGTTCGTCACGATCCATTATCAAGCCTTTCCTGTTGAGCCGAAGCCGCCGCTACGGTCGGTCTTACCCTTAACTTCATCGGCAATCTGCACGATGTTCGTGTAGATTTTCTCGACAATTTCCCCTTGGCAGATGCGGTCTCCATGGGTTATACGGACATTCACGGTGCTTGTGTTGGTTACAGGCACCATGAGTTGGTGGGTGTAGTCGGAGTCGATAACACCTTCACAGTTCGAAAGCATGAGACCTCCCTTGAGGGCGAGACCTGAGCGCATGTGTAGGCGCACGGAGTATCCCTCGGGGATGTCCAAAATGATTTGGGTTGGGAGGAGAGCGCGTTCGTTTGGTCTGATAATCACAGAGGCATCCTTGATGCCCTGCACATCGTCTACGAACGCTAGAGACTTGTAGTTGACGCTGTTCGACCCCCACATGTCAACCTCCCGCTTTCCTGCGGGTAGGCACACACGCACATCAAAACATGCGGAGTGTTCGGTTGCGTAGGCGGGAAGGAACGCATCGGGGTGCAACTTATAGCACCCAAGGGTCACTTGCTTCATGGTGTAGATCTCACTTTGCATTACGAAGATTGTACTACAAACTTGGTTCGCCGTCAAGGGGTTTCTTGCGAACCCCAATGCGATACTTCGGGATCAGTTCCCAATCTTTCTTCTCTCCGAAGGGGAGGATCTTGAAGTGAGAGATCGGGCAGACAGGCTCCTTGGTGACCGTGGGGTTCACGATCTTTACAAGTCCCCATTGCTCCAACAGGTTGACGATGGTGTTGCGCCGTGCCTTGTCGGAGTCGCTGAAGTCATTAGCCAAGCCATCAAGCATGAATAGTTCCTTGAAGTGAACTATGTAATACTTACCCCGTTTGTGGAGGATATGGCAGGACTGATAGAGTTTGCGTTCAGTCTTGGAGGAGATGCCGATGCGAGTCAGCGTCTCCTTCACCTTCAGAAAGTTGTCTGCCGAAGGAAGGGTTACTTCGACTAAGTTGTTCACGATTTCTTCTGTATTCACGGTTCATGCTTTCCATGATTGTTAATCATGGATTATTTAGCATTAGAACCGCCTCTGCTCCTCAGCAAGGCATCCAATCGATCCTTCGGCAGCAAACGAATGTATTCGATTGCCCTCTTCCGCCCGACCTTGTAGGCAAGCATGACAGCCTCAAGAGTCTCCTCGTTGATCTCCTCGGGCTTGATCCACTTATCGAACCGCTTGCGCTTGCGAATTGAGTTATACAGATAGTCATACTGCATTCGCTTGTCGGTCAGGGGCATGCAGTTCATCTCGTTTGCGTACAGGACGGTGTCGGGGCTGAATGACAAACCGCGATTGACCACGAAAGGAACATAGTCCCGTTCTGCATCGGGACTCATGTCCATCATGTTTCCTGTCTTTTCGTTGATGCTCTTGATGTAGTCGAAAGGGCTGAGTTTGCTCATGTCATTTCCAAGTCTTCAATATCAATACTGTCAGATCGCACACTCACGATCAGGCGCATGGGGAGGTAGATCCACTTGCGCTTCTTGATGTCGTACACGCTGTGTAGGTAGAACTGGTCATAGGCATTGGAGCCATGGTACCTGTCGATCAGGGGTGCCTCAACAAAATCCTTGGCAACAACGCAGATTCTGTGGGAGATCTTTGTCTTTACCTTCTTGCCGTTCATGTCTTCGTATTCGATGTCCAAATGATTGGGATAGATCTTCTCCAATAGAGAGTCCAACCATTCGGCAAGCATGACATCGGTCATGCCTGTGATATCGAAATACGAACCCAATCCACCGTTGCCCGAATCATCGCTGTGCTTCTTCGCCACCTTCATGGAGAAGTATGTCTTGCGTTCACGCAGGAACGCCTGACGGGCACTCTCACACTCCTTGACAAAGTCGCTGTATGAGTATTTCTGATCTAGCCGCTTGTTGATCTTGGTCACCTTCTCCAACTCTTCGTCGGTGATGACGCTAGAAAGCAACATGATCTTTTCCAAAGGATTTACAATCTCGCTTGCTGTCGTGGAACGAAGTCCATCGAACTCATCCCAAAACTTAGAGTTAACCTCAGTAGTCATCGATGTCTTGAACTCATCGATATAATCCTGAATGTTATACCTCTTGCCGATCTCATGGATCGTGATAGACAAGTCGTTGAGGCTGTTTACAACCATCGCATGCCTCCCTTCGCTGCCTGTATTTAGGTTTTGAAGGTGCATTCAGATGCCAAAGCAACGCAACAGGCGGCTAGATTGATCTCTTGGTCAGCGGCAAAGGCAGCACGGTGCTGATACTCCGAAAGAGTGAGTACTGCCTGTGGAATCGATGATGGTTGGAGGGTTTCGATCAGGGTTTCATAGACCTTTCGGAACACATGGGCTGTGTCCCTGTCTGAATTGTCAACCACCCACCTACGAATATCACCGAAGTTCTTGCTCTTGAGTGCCTTGATCAATGTCTCCGTGCTTACATCAGACGCAACAAGAATTCCTGTATCGATGGAACCCGACACAGAGTACCGCTGAATCTCGTTCAGTACCCTACGGAAATCGGGAAAGTGCTGAATGATGAGTTCAGCCAAGACTCGCTCGTCATACCCGATCTTCTCCTCGTCCAAGATGCCCTTCGTGCGCGTGAGGAACTGCTTCGCCATCTTGGGCTTCTCCTTCGCAGGAATCTTGAAGTCGATGCATGTACAACGGCTATGCAGCGGTTCGATGATTCGATGCTTGAAGTTGCAAGTGAGGATGAAGCGACAGTTCTTGGCGAACTCTTCGATGAAGCCACGCAGAGCGGGTTGGGTTGACTGTGGGTTCAGATAGTCAGCCTCGTCAAGGATGACCACCTTGATGCCGCCACCCAACGACACAGCAGACGCAAACTGCCGAATGCGAGTTCGGAGCGTATCGATACCACCGTCTTCGGATGCATTGATGAACAGGACATCTCGTCCCAACTCGTCGCAGAGGGCGCGGGCCACGGTTGTCTTTCCGCAACCCGCGCCCCCTGACAGGATCATGTTGGGGATGTCCCCTGACTTCACGATGTCCGTGAAGGTATCAGTAAGTGCTTCGGGAAGCACACAATCTGCGACCGTCTTTGGACGGTACTTCTCAACGAGTAGGTCGTTCATGGTTTATCCCTTGGAGGTGGTGCTGTCCGACTCCATCGCAACCCAGTAGTTTACTGGCACCGATGAGCCGTTGAACTTGGCAACACGCTTCTCCGCGAGATGAACCGTATAGTCGCCCTGAATCATCTTCAGGTTTTCGACCTTGAACCAAAACTTGAATGAGAGATCGTCGGGGTTCTCTCCAACCGTGAGACTCCAACTGTGTGCGGTCGGATCCTTCTTGTCGCAGATCCGAATGCAGATGCCATCGTTACAGGACTCAACGCACATGTCAGGAGCCTGTAGCACCGAAGCAGCCTTCATGACCGCAGCGAGATCCGCGCCGCTGAGATCGAAGGAGACGAACTCCTTGGGCATGTTGATCTTCTTGTCTGCCTTCGTCAGCAACTGAGGATCGCTATAGAAGTACTTGACCGATGCCTTCGTCCCCGTCGAACTGATGGTCACAAAGTTCTCCGCAAACTCAAACTCGGGATCCTTGAACAGGCTGATGGTGGACAAAAACTTAGCCATGTCCCAAACGCCGAATTCGGTGTCGAACTCCTCCCCCACCGTGGCTTCCGCGAGGATGGTCATCGATGGCGAGACCGTGGTGATGGTCTTGCCCTGCTTGACATGTAGATTGCTGTTGATCGAAGCAAAGTTCTTGAGGATGTTCAGGGTGTCGGACGAGATCTTGATCTTGTTCATGGTCGCGCTCATGGTGTAGAAGCCTCCTTGGCTCAGGTAGTTTGAGAGATCATACTCTGTGTAGGCACAAAGTCAAGTGGGGAAGAGGGAGAGTTGTCCCGATTCCTTGAGATCGTTGATTATGGTTTGGACAGGAACGACATAGAGCATGTCTGACAGAGCATTCAGCCTGACAACGATACCAATACATTTGCCAGTATGAATATTGAATACGCCTCCCCCGCTTAGACCATGCGTTCCGCTGCAAGTCACGACGATGTGCTTGTCCATGTTCCACGGAACACTTCTGTTTCGATTGGCGATGATCCCCTCGGAGATGGTGTTCTCTTCACCCATCGGAGAACCCGCTGCGTATACCTCGTCCCCCACCCGTGGGGGCAAGGGCACGAAGGTAGTTCCACCCTTGATGCACCGAGAGTCCCCCACGGGTCGGAGTATTGCCCAATCGGAAACAGGATCATGTGCAACGACATTTGCCGTCCATGACTCCATTACAAGATCATCATCAGGATCAGATTGCGTCACTATGTAAAGTCCTTTGCCTTCACCAATCACATGGGCGGCAGTCAGGATGAAGACTTCTCCATCCACTTTGTACACAACACCCGACCCGACTGCTATTGTTCCGTTTTCGCAAGCGTGAATCTCCACGCTGCTTTCTAGCACCTGTTCGGCAATACTTCTGTTGTCAACTACTGATGGCGAATTGAGTGCGACTCCAAACACAAGGATCGCAGCGACCACGAAACTAAACAGACCGTTCCTCATGGCTCACCTCCTAAGAGGGGAGTTTCGCCCAAAGG